GTGTTGATAACACTGGCTACGGTCTTAGCCTCTTTGGTGACCTTGTGTACATCAACCAACGCTTTTGATGCTGATGTCATTTGGGCCATTAACTTTGCGAACGCTTCAACCATCTTCGGATGTTCAGCCATCATCACCTCTGGGGCCATGCTGATAGCTAGTTGCATCATGATTTCCTGCTGTGCCCTCAGAGTCGCCCTAGACGTGTTTAGATCGTCTTTTAGGCTGGGGTCTAGGTCAGCTAGGTCAGCTACCGGAATCGTCTTAGAAACGACTACAACGGGCTTAGGACGGCTCTCACCACCCAATAGCCCATCAAGATCCCCCGTTTCTAGAAAATCAAATTCTTCTTTATCCATTCGGATACACTTCCGTAGTTTGAATTATGTATGGATCGGTAATATCAGCAGATTCTGGGATAACTTCATTAGTTACCCGATAGATTGCAGCAGCATCATCTAATAGGTCTTCTACATTACCAACAAAATTGACAATAGTTTTCTTGATAATATTGGCAGATTGAATTTGTGGGTACAGATATCCATAAAGCTCGAATGTCAAATTCCAAATAACATGGCGACGATCATCTGCCATCAATCCGATCATTTCTTCTTCTGGTTCACAGTCCGTCAGATTGATGTAAATGTCCCTATCCACAACACCGGCTAAGGAAAATTCCTTTATCTTGGCGTTAAAATGTGGTTGGAAGTATGGCAAAATCTGTTCAATGATCTGCAACATATCATCTTCATATCTTGTATATACGCAGACTTCAAACTCAAAATTGTATGGGACCGGGGCCAACTGTTTCTGATGAACCTTCAACCCATTCTGTTCTACAATATTCATTGAATATTGCAGGGTGTTAACTTTCCGAGATTTATCGTAATACAACTTGCGCATGAAAAAGCTCATGCGCGGTAAGATTGTTTGGAGGTCTGGGAAATTGGATACCCCGGCAGTATTTTGGTTCATGTTCTGCAAATATGCTACGAATTTTTCTTTCGATTGATATGTGATAGGAACAACCATCGGATCTGTTTTATCGGGTCGGAGGATAGTAACTTTGTTGAACAACGTACCCATCAGTACGACATAATTCCGTACTGACTTGTTGTATTGGTGGATATCATTAATCATTAGTAACTAGCTCCAAATGGATCGTTTTCATCAAATACTGTTAATACACTACCTTCCGATTGGATTTGATCAGATTCCGCAAAATCTGGTCTATCAATGTCACCATGACTACTCATTTGGATCAGTTCATCCAGAATATCCGCAGGGATATCAGTACCGTTAGGGTCTGGGATGATAGATTGGTTAATAAGTGGCATATCTTCTCGGCTATACGCAAATTTCTGGGCGGTAATTCGACGGAATGGTAACGTACCGTTAGGGTGGAATGGATCATCCTGTTCTACCCAAATGATTTCAAATAATGCTGGTCTTCCCGACGCCGCTCGACGATCCCACATAACAAGATCACCGGGTCTTGGAATCATCCCATTAGTTTGGTGTGCAAACATATCAGGTTGAACAATCAAATCAACTTCATCGCTAACAGAAATACCAAACTTCGAATAGAAGTCTTGCTGTCCCTGCCAACCGTTGTACGACTGTAGATACATATTGACTTTGTAATAATCAGTAAACTTGTTGGTAGAATCTTCACCAAAAATACGATCTAGATTTGGAAGTTCTCTTTTGATGTACCAGAATTCTAATCCAGACATCTGAATAGATTCGGACACCAGATCATTCAATAAACTCGATTCGGATACGACAGAATTATGATTGAAATATGGGTTGCGAATATTATCCAACGATCTTGGGTCATCAGTTTCAATTGATGCCCAAGTGTTTGTATTCCATAAAGACATGAATTACTCCATATAGAACGGTAGAGGTTCTTGCAGTAACAGAAGCTCTTTGCGAAGTTCGGCAATTTCAGCCTGAGCTTCATCGTAAATCGCCTGACCATTAACAGTAATACCACCCGGCAATGGTTGGCCGTTGAATTTCTTCATATTCGTACCCCATTGCAGTTTGGTATAAGCTGTTGCCATTTCTTTCAACCAGCGGTTGTTATAAATCGATTGATTCATAAATGTTGCAGATTGTGTTGGATCGGCTGATGTGCCACCAATGGTATAAGCATACGGGTTGTGGTAGTTCTGATCCGCATTGGTGACAAATAACCCGGAAGCGGCATCCGGTTGCGAAATATATGACTGGTCTACATACACACCGGATGCCACATAGCATTCGATGATTACGATTTGACCCACACCTAAATTACCTTCACTGAGAATTTTCAGTTTACCAGAGTCGGTATTAAACCAAAAATTAAGGTCAGGTGTGAAAAATCGTTGAATAAGTTCTAAGTTCTGTTGGAATGCATCATATAGTGCAAGACCATATCCACCGCCGCTGAACATCCCACCACCTTGGCTAGATGCTCCTAGTGAGCCGGACATCATTTTGATCAAATCCGCACCTGATTGCCATCCGGCATCAAATACCGAACCATCGGACCATGCTCCACCGACAGACATTGTGTTTCGATATACTCTTGACACGGCTTGTAGTTTGACATCGAGTTGGATTAAACCAGCCGCAACATCGTCATCTGTAATAGTTTTGATCACATACATCTTGTTAACACCATCATAGTGATAGTCAACATAGATATCTACCGCTCTATCGATTGCTTCAAATAACTGGGGCTCGGTTACGTTAATTGTATTAACCGGGGCGCCTAGTCTGGAAAGAATGATATTTTTAAGTTGAGTAGGATTTGTAGCTGTTGCCATTTTATATCCCCAATTGATACAAGTATTTATAAACGGAAAAAGGGGCCAATTGGCCCCTTTTATTTATTCCACTGTCATCCAGATTGCCCAGAGGTTGTCTTCCTTAACTTTTGGGACTAGATGTTCATGGGTAATGTTGAATTTGATAGAATCGCCCGGTTCCAACATGAACAATTCACCATCAATGATAATTTGTTGATTTACACCAAGTGATACGCAAAAGAAGCTTGCGGTATTCTTAGTGCCAACCCAGTTGGTCATAGTGTCCAACAGACCAACATCCTTATCATATTTCCTGAAGAAGAATAGGAACGTTTTATCCCAAATCCCACTCGGTGTTTGATCAATGATATTCGCTTTATCAGGGCGAGGGATTTTATACCACTTCCAAGTTTTATACATAGAAGGGTTATCCATCCCATTTGCACCCATTCTACGACGAATGGATGTCGATACATCCCAAGTAGCATTATCGGAAATTGAGGTTAACAACTTCACAGCTTTCTTGGTTAGATGTTTTCTTTTAATATGGATGCTCATAGGTAAAGATACAACGCTATATAACGTTTATAGGATACCGGTCTGACAGCATGTACCAACTTATTGCCGGTGACATGGATACCAGTTCCGATAGTGTCTGGATAGAAGGTTTCATCGCCATCTGGACCATCAAAATACGCAGAGAATCCATCACCATCTTCCACTAATGGAACAACACAGAAACTCAAGTAGTGATGTGAATCAATATGCATCGGGATAAAATCACCCGGTTCATACATATTTACAATCACTTCTTCTAGGAAGCTTCCACATTTGGGCGCGGCCTTGATCAATTTTTCACGAATTGACTTCGGGATATCCAAATTGATCATAGATCGATATTTGGCTGGCACTCGTTCAATGGTGCGGAACAGAGTTGTTCCTTTAGAGCGATCTGTGAATCTGTTTGCATCAAATTCATCAAGTTCGCTCACAAGTTCTCTGCAAAATCGTTGCGTAAAATGTGGACATTCAATTAGTTGAAGTGCCATTATTTTGCCGTCAATCCTTGACTAACAAGGTTGGCTGGCCCCATCAATTCATGTAATCCACCATCCAACTGAGCATCTTGTTCAGCTTGTTCAGCTTCAATGGTAATGAACTCAAAATCTGGATTGCTGATATAGGATTGTTTCAAAACCTTGTTTGCGCGTTTAACATCATCGATGTAATCGTTCATATCAAACAAAGCTTCATCCTCAAGACCAACCTTCTGCAATAGTTCAGCAACCGCTTGACGGATAATATCCAACTGAACTTCAAGATGAAATCTTTTGTAAATTTTTTCCCGACACAACGTGTTTACTTGCGTCTCGTAGATTTTAGTCTTGGATGTTGCGATATCAACAATAGTGAAACTATCCTTGGTGCCAACAACTTTTTGGGTCACCGGGTCAATCTGAATTTCAATAAAAGTGAAATTTTTGGTATTCAGATATTCTAGTGGAACCACACCTTGACAGGTAATAAATGCACCGGAATATGCGTTGAACTTAGCAAGCATTGCCTGTTTCCCAGTTGGGATAACAGCATCAATCTGTTGCATCAAATCAGAAACAGATTGAACCGAAGTATTAATCATTGAATCACCATCTGCCATCCGGCATTATTTGTTAGAACCATTGTTCTACGGCGGTATGCGCCGACAGTTGAACTACCATTACCCCATCCAACTACATAGGTGTAGTATTCTTCAAATACAACAAATGAGCCGACAGGAAGACCAGTGTATGTTGATGCCATCCCAGCCATAGAACCACTACCACCATATGTAAATGTCGGTAAGGTTACAGCCGGTGGGATTGCCGGTTGAATTACACTTGTCCAAAAATTGTGGATCTTTGCGGCCATCTGGTTAGGTGTAACGTAAGCATTAACTACAGCTTCCCATAGGGACTCTGTATCCGTCGCGTTACGCACGATCCCCGGTATGGTCTGGCTAGCATATACCGGGATGTATTTCGACTCTACAATCGCATCCTGCACGTTTGTAGAAGTAAATCCTTTCGCCACCGCTGGGCCGGTGGTTGGGTCAAATCCGACTTTAGGTGCCGTAAATGATTCCGAAACCGCCTTAGCGTATGTAAATGTGTTTGTCATAACTCACCTTATGAGATTCGCAACCAGCTATAGAAGGTCTTACCGTATTTAGCTTCAGACCCCAGAAGCTCCCACCAACCATATCCAAGATACCCCGGAGTCCCACCGTATGTGGTGGTAGTGGTCGCGATAGTCAGACCTAGCTGAACTTTATTGTCAACTTGGTGGTCATGATTATCAATATAGGAATATGTTACGGTATTGGTCGATGCAACGACAGATGAAAACACTGTTGTATTTGCGGCCAACGCTGTACTGATTTTTGTTGCAATTTGTGTTGTGGTATCAGTCGCCAAAATCGCAACTTGATATCCAGCGATCATTAAAGTTCCAGCTACCGGGGTTCCAGTAACGGTGACCTTACTTACCTGCGAATAACTTACTGTAGGTGCGGTATTCGGATTCAATGCACTTAATGTTACAACAATAGCACCGGGTTGTACGGTAGTGCTATCGTAAATTTGATCTAGTGCTGCCTGAACATTCGGCCCATCAATACCCAACGCTTGTTGGGCGGCAGAAGCCGACCCAATTTGCGGGAATAATGTTTGATCATATGTGATATCAGCCGCATCATTGGTTGTAATTGATGCTGCCTGTCTATTAATACTCATTATGCAGTTCTCACCCAAATATAGGTTGTAATTGCCGGTGGGATAATAGCAAAGTCTGACGCAGATTGACCTGTCGTGCCGTTGATATTAACCGTTGCCAATTCATATGTAGCTAAAGATGCTAAAGTTACGCTAGGGTCTGGTAGACACCCGGTTAGATTTATTTCACCGGTCCCGGACAATGCTTCCCGCATGTACTGACGATCTGATACTAATTCTGGGATGTGTTGTACACCCAGTTGTACTTGCCTAGCACCAATTCTATTACCAGCAATTTTTGCAGGATTGCCATAGTCATCTAAGATATCCGGGTTTACCCCAAACAATGGATCTGGACTGTTGGTACTATCCAACGCATCAGTAAACCCAAATATGGTACGTCCGGTGGCATATCTCGCCCATGTACCAAACCCCATATATAGGGACGGGTTTGCCGGGTTGTTTGCATTCATGTATAGAGAGCCGATTGGATAAATCGATTCAAGCAACTGAATAACGTTTGCAAACCTGATATTAGTTTCAGTTCCCGCAACAACGGCGGTTGTAACCGCAGATGGATTAGTTGGATCGGTATACCGGATCTTGTTCGATCTATTGAATATGAACGAAGTATCTAAGAATTGCGCAGCCACTCTAGATTGAATACCACCAATTGTATCCCACCCCAAAATTGATCCAATTTCATTGTTGAAATAGATGATCGTAACAATGTCACCATCATTCAAATCTGGGCTAATACTTAACTGATTCCATCGACCTAAGCTATCGGCACCAATGGCATAATCTTCATGCCCAGCGGAACTCAACAGTGCTTTACCAGCCTGCACCAATACCGTACCATTAACCAATACCTGACATGCAGCGGGGTTTACTTGTTCATCGGTTGGTAACCCAAAATCCGTTAAGCTGTACATACCACCGGTTTTAATCTTCGCGGATTGACCGGAGACAGCAACTTGTGGATTACCAGCAGAAATCATCTGACAGTCATATCTAACATATGATACTGGACTACTTTCTACACTTCTTGAGTAGCTGATGATTGTAATTACATCACCAGAAATTACATATGGGACATAAATGTCAACACCATTCAATTGAGTAATTGCAGTACCATTCCGAGAACCGTAGTCGGTATTAGCAATATTCGAATCATATGTAAGCAACGCACCATTTCGATAAACCTGAACGGAACTTGCATCATATCCAGCCGGACTGATATTTGTGAAGAATCCATCCGCATATTGAGTAGGTGTAACTCTAAACGTTTGTACCACAACCCCCGCACCCGGAAGAACCGGAAGAGAATCCAATTTAACCCCGTAGATATATCTCCATGTCGATGGGGATGTATAAACGAATGTCAAATCTAAGAAATCTGTAGCAAAGTCAACCGGGTTAGTAGAACCACCGATTGAATCACCAGACGTAGGTTGGACAATACAATCATTGGTGCCCCATGATGCATGTACGTCGCGTAGTTTGATAACACGACCATATTCTGCGGGGGAACCCTTTGGCAGTGTAACTTCAATCACACCAGCCAATGTGTTAATGTTATATGCTTCACCAAAATCTGGAGTCAAATCCGATCCGTTACTAAGCGACCACGTTTGGAAAGCACCGGCAGGATGGAACTCGGTTCCATCCCCTAATGCGGCATATGCTTCATCAAAGTTGGAGTTGATCTTCAACCCACCCTGACGAATATAATCACCGGTCGAATCATCAACCGCTGCGCCTAAAATAATATCTTGTTTCATTTAGTTACTCACAATACAATTCGTGTGAAGTCGGTTGATCTAACCGCGACTTTAACTTGTGGAAGTGTCGTGGTTAAGCTCATTACAACTGTACCAGACTGAATAGAAAAATCGATGTCGTATACACGAGAAGGGCCAGTGCCAAGTACCGAGGATTCATTATAAACATAGTTCGTACCGTCTTGTGCCAGATGAATTTCAGAGGAAGTGACAGCCGTACCACCTTGACGTTGAAGTCCTGTAAAGAACAACTGAGCAGATGTAAATGACGCCGTACTACCGATTGTGTAAGTAATTGGGGTTGTTGGGGTTAGGACAAATACTGTATCGATCAGTCTAATGGTACGATCCATCAAACTCTTCAGTGAGTATGTCCAGTTTACTTGACCCGGTGTATCGTTGATACACACAAATGTTACTTCGATGAATGATATATTTAGTGTGACCGGAGTCAGAAGACTATCAATCTCTTCAATACCATCTGCATAGACAGTAATTGGGTTGGATACCCACGAACCAAACGGATCGCGGAGTTTAACCATTTCACCGATTCGACCATTAGGAAGTTTCACCGAAAGTACACCATTTCGGGTGTCAACGTTCAACATACTACCAGCAGTAACTGGATAGGTGTAATAACTACGTGGTGGTGTTTGGAAATAGCCAGTAGCATGAATGTCTTGAGGGTTAGAGCCTTGTAGACCAAAAGCGTCGTATACCTCACCAAACATTGCATTGATCTTGGTTGCACCATTATATAGAGTGTCACCGGTGGTATTATCACCAGCAACACCCGTGATAAGCAGGTTTTTACTCATTATTAGAAACTCAAAATAATTCGGATAGATTCTGTTTGATCGCTAGAGCGATAAATTGGCGGTCGGTTCTCAATGTAAAGAACTTCACCAGATTCAACCAGAAGTTGGCTAGGGTCATAGGTGTAATCAGTTGCTTTAACATCCGGGTCACCTTGATGTGCTTTTGCAAGCAATGGGTTCACCAGAATTGCCAACTGACGATATCCGGTATTACCTACCCGGTTTGTGTTAGTGAAATCTCGGTCTGTCAACTGGGCAGCACCCATCAGAGAACTACAGTTGATATCGAAAATAATTCGGCTAATTTGGTTGATGTTCCCAGTATCTACAATTCCCCATTTACTAGGATTGGTTGTAATATCATCTGGAGTCGGCACAACAATGTAATCATCGTTGGTTGCATTAATAACTTCATCTGGTGGAATAGTGTAGAGGTATGCCCATAGGTAACCATCACCAGAATCGTATGCAGAGGTCTTCCCTTTAGGAATATTATCAGACCCACCCAAACTAGCTGTAGGGGACCATGTACCACCTGCCATCAAGCAATCTGTTCTATCCCGCAGTTGATTGACACTACATGTACCATCGGTCTGTGGGACTTGCACACATCGATATACCATGTATCCCGCGTCGGCTGTGTCATATTTATTCACACCGGTTAGCGAGTTGACAACCACCACATCATCAATTTGGAATGTCAAACTACCCGGATACAATGGATTCCCCCAATCCCGGCGAGGAATTACAGGAATCCATGACAGCTTGGATACTTTGATAAGCCCAAGCATGTCATCCCATAGAGACGCAATACCAGTATCATTGGTGACCGGGTATGGCGGTTTAAAATATGAACTAGATTCGTAGGTGGACCACGGTGTTGCGCGACCGAACGACATATAGTATGTGTTCGAGTCGGCATCATCCGCAATTCTCCCAATAAAGTTCATCATCGCGGTTGTTCTAAATTTAGGGGTTACCAACCCACGATATATAACTGTCATTATGAATCTTTCCTTTGGGTTAATCCATCTTTTAGACGACGATCAACGAGTTTACGCATGTTTATAAAACGCAGGTTTGAACTATCGAACAAGTAAGAATCCTTACGACGCTGATCCGAATTCTGACCGTCTATAACTTGTGGGTTATCAGTCATATATGTAGGAGTCAACGGGAAAGCTTGCCCTGCCAGCGGATTGGGTATTGTCTGAATCACACCATAATTATTCATCTGATATTTTCCATTGGTATCCAACGCCGGGATCGTAGGTGGATATACACTTGGAAGTCCCATATCCCATTTCAGGGTTTGCAGGATGTCCACCAAGGTTTCTTTGTGAGTTGTAGAAACACCTGAGTTTACAAACATGGTGATCAACATAATCCCAACAAATCCAAACCCGACCGGATGCACAAACCTTAGAACATCATCGCGATATTTCGAAACTTGCATTTGGGAATAAATCGATATCGCATAGTAGGTTGGACCACGGTTCAAATAATCCTGACTATCCAGTGGTGCCTCTTTACCAACAACACCACGAATAACAGTCCCCGTAAACGCTGGGTTGCCTAATGATGTGAGGGTTTCGCCGATATCAAATTCCCCTATGATGTTATTTAGCGTCATCTGCCAGTATGCATTACCGTTCTCATCATAGTACCGATCATAGTACACGACATCCCCATACCCTGTACTGGATGTAAGTCGGTTCCCAACTAAATCCGATGTAGCGTTGTCGGATGCGATGATAATATCATACTCATACTGAGAGTCGATTTCCGTTGTAATAGTCACATCTTCATTGTACAGCAATTTAAACAGAAACTTATACGAATCCTTCACACCTTTGATGGAATATAGATCCGATGGTCTGTTGTTTATGAACTTCAAAAGCTGGGTCCATTTTGCAGTATCTAGATAGACATTTCGCTTCGATAGATCATTATAGAACATCTGCAAGTATTCTGTTTCATTTACATCATGGTTTTGAATCAGGTTGTACAACTGACCATAATCAGAGTGTCTATCACTAGACAAGAATTTCAGATATTCTTCAACAAACGATACATACAAAGGCTCATTTTGGATGAACTGTTCAGGTAGGAACTGATATACCATTGGATCTAAAGGAGGTACAATATCAGATTCATTGGTTGGTGGATCTTCTACAACCACGGCATCAATTGAATTGGACGCCAAGATTGCGTTTGCAATTTGTCGATCAGGAACCCATGTGAAAATCGCATTATCACGGGTACGGAACCCTAGACTGTAATACCCAATAAGATCACCGGTCGATTTTTTGTAAAATACCATCCCAATAACATATCCGGGGAATCCGCTAATATTGAACGAATCCGCATAGAAGGTATACTTACCGTTATCCAAAGTTTCAGATGTATTGGTGAACGCCTGAACGAAATCTGTACGTTTTGTAATGAATGCTAATTTTGCTTTATAGTTCACCCAAACTCGATTCCCATCAAACCATAGGTACTGCGATTCGTAGTGATAGTTTTCTTCACGGGGAACCCATGATACTCCATCGGCGGATCGGATTGGTTTTCTATATCCACGGTTGTTGGTTACGATATTAGTTGGATCAATTATGTATTGAACCGCATAATCAACTCTCTCTGGATCAAGATCACTATCAGTATAACCCGGTGTAGAAGGTTCCAACGAGGAAGGATCATCTGTCAATAGATATGGTTTATTAATACCGTCAAATAAAATATGTGTCGATGATCTTGATAAGTTAGAAATCAACGGATCAAGTGTAGTCTCTTCATCGTTGTTATTTCCATATACTCGACTTGATACGGTAAGATCATTATCTATTTGATAGATCCCCTCATAGGTCGATGGAGCGACGTTATACCCACTTTCGAGGGTTACCCCAGCCCCGATCCTAGTGCCCGGCACATACGCATACAGACCGCCATTGAAAGCCACCAAGTTCTTAACCAGAACATCATTCGTGGTATCGCCAGTAATGGTAATGGTGTTTGCATTCCACTGTCTGTTACCAGACCCATCCAAACTCAGTGATTTTAATTCCAGTGAATATATTGTGTTGGCCGATGCTACATACAGCCGATCACCATCTTCATCAATAGTAATTGCTTCCAGTGACCCCAATCCCAACCCAGATGGTAGACCCACCAGTTTTGATATACGGAACGACCCCGGATTACTTGGACTGAATGTTTGAGTCACAGAACTAAGTGTCATCACATTATCAGACCATTTAATATCGGTGCTGAATGTTAGATTGTAGATACCATCCCAACCCATGATATACATAGATTCATCAGTTGTTACAGCAACTTGTGTACCTACCGGATTTCCCACTCGACCAAGAATCCCGCGATGGAGAATCCATGATGCAGCATTATTTTTCGAGTATCTAACAATAGATTGCTTACGTTCAAACGAAAAGAAAATATCATTGAAGTATGCAGGGAGAAGCTTGTATCTATCCCCACACGCTTCTGACACGTCTCCATATAGCTTTAGAGATTCATCTTGGTAGAGAATATAATTTTCAATATCAGTGACATTGGTATGTGAGTTATTAAACGCAAAACCTTCTTTGACCAATACACCATCGATTTCATCTTTATTGAAATTGAAAATGCTGTTGGCTTTCGTCAATTTTTGATCAATGAAATTTTTATATATCGAAACTGATGATTGTGATGTCACTACATATGAATTACTTGCAAATGTAGTGAATGATTCTGATAGAGTCCAATCACTTGGAGTATATTCAGTTGATATTGCACGTACCCTATAAACATACAGGGTATTTGGGGTTACTTGTTGATCGAAATATTCAGAATTGTTTGTAATCCCGGCGGCAATAAATTGACCGCCGTTTGCAGACTTCTGAACTTCATAGTTGAAGACGCCACCAAGATCATCCCATGTAATCATGGCAAATGTCCCGGCGACATTCTTAATTCGAACTATTTCTAATGCTGGTGATTGTGCCATGTTTTATTATCACAAAATTGGGTGAATAGCAACTGAAATGTAAGATGGGCGCAATAAAGGCTCGTATACAATCAGAGAACCGTTTTTGGTATAGATATCAGTCTCTACCGGGCTGGCGTACATTTGAAGATTAGCTACCGCAAAACTACTTCTAGGAAGTCCCAATGCTCCAAGGTTGAAATACACAGCACCGGATGGATGATCAATTGTGCCAATCCAAAAATATTGGTTATCAGGTGCGGTGCCGACTCGGTTGAAGTCATTCGAACCATATGCTTGTTGAGTAATACCGGAATTGGCTTTGAATGGTCCAATAACCAATCCACCAGAATCCGTACTAAGAATGTTCAAGTTATACGGGTTTGCAGGATCTTGAATAAACGAAATAGGAGAACTGATAAACGATTTGGACACCAATGGATTCAGGAAGTTTACACCAGTTGTTGGTGTTAGATAGTTATCTTCCAATTCTTTAACCAATCGAATACTACATCTAGAACCTAATACTGATGTATCTGTGTTATCTATATAACCAAGCAATTTGGACGTGTGGAAACTAGCCGAAAATGTGGTAATGTTCTGAGCAAAATATGCTTCTACCTGAGCCTTGATATTGGTAATCAGTTGATCTTCCGATACACTTAATTCAGTGACCCGATAATCTACTGATATCGTCTGTTCAATGAAAATATAATCCGGGGTTACAATCAAAGGGGCAATTGTAACCACATTGTAATCAGACAAATAGTCCTCAATTGCTTGCATTTCCGCACTATTCATAACCAGTTCATTGACTGGTTTGATCGCGATGAATGCATAACCCGGTTTGGTATTATCACCAAAACACCGAATAGCTTGAACCACCGATCCAAATTGCTGCAATACAAATGCTTCATAGTCTTGAGCAGTAACACAACGACCCTGAGCCTCGAATACCTTTGGTGCAACGGTTCTGATGCGCTCAATATTTTCTTTATCACCGCCACCATCACTGACAGCATCTGATGACAATGTGATCGCAAAGTCAAATCCCGCAACCGAATCCACCGCTTTAAAGGTGGTAATTCCATTACCATCTGAACCTTTCACGGATAGATATTGGATAACAACAGTTTGACCTACCGCTGGGGTAATCCCACCTACATAGCTACTCAAATCCGGCTGACCGGGGATTACTTCCAATTCACCCGCACCAAAATAAATTTCGGTCCACCCATCTTGAGTTTCACGGAAATAATACACAGTATCAGTAGAGCCTGTTCGTGCCGCATTCCCAGCAAGAGTATAATCAACCCCGTCTACCTGAATTCGTATATATCTACGATCAATTGTGGTATCTCGGATAAAAATTCTTGTATTAGCAGCCCATGTGTATTGCTGACGGATAATCTTACCTTGGATTACATTCAAATCACCGGTATATGTACCGGAAGTATTCTTCGTGATGAAAGTATCTTTGAATGTCACAAAATCATATTTTGTATCACCCATCGTACCAGAGAATTTGAATCCAAAAGGAACTTTAGCCGAGTTTGGCAATGCACCGGGTTGGTTGTAGGTTAAGGTTATACCCATGTCGATAGTTGCACCACGGGTTGATGCTGGAACGTATCCGATATTTTGCGCACCCATTACAACCGATCCACGATTACGGGCAGATTGCAGGAATGATTCGAATAGTGCAGCGTTTGCCATTGTACCTTGGTACAGTGCGGCATATGCCAAACCATCAATTAGGGTGTTCATCCGCGATCCTTCAAAATCATAATCCGCGAAATTTGCACTGTTTTTATAATGGTTGATTAAGCTGTTCTTAACGTCTGCAAACGCTAAAGCAGAGAAGTCGGTATTAATCATGAAGTAGCCTTAGAATTTAGGTTTAGAGCTGCTACTTGAAGTAGCTCTAAGTTGTAGATTGTATAGAATCGAATGGTAATATAATAAGCGTTGTTATCATAATCAGGGATCACATCAACCTGTTGAAGAACCGCTCTTGGTTCCCAGTTGGTAATCACTTCCTGAATTTCCCTCTTGATCATATAAGTTGTTTCATCGGACATTAGCTCGAATAATAGCCCGGAAATGTTCCCACCAACTTCAGGTTGGTATAGCCGCTCACCTTTTTCAGTTAAAACCAAATTCATAACAGAGTCGATAATGGCTCTGTCATTGGTTGCAGCAGATACATCGTATGTAATTGGGTCCATTAGCATATTCTTACGAATATCGGAATAGATTATAGTGTCCATATGTATTCCTGTTGTGTATTCTGTATTTATAAGCAAATAAAAAAGGGGCCAATTGGCCCCTTTTCGTTATGCAGTCATATAATGATTTCTACCACCAATACGAACTCCGGCCCAGAACATCCAAGCACGCCATTTGGCGACACCTTCAGCTCTTAATGCACGATACAAAACACCATCACATTCTTTACGGCTAAGTTCACCTGTGGTGTACAGATGATCATGTAGAGCAGCAGACGGGTTACCATACCCGGCCACTAATGCCCAAATAGGGAATAGAATGATGTTATGCATAGAATTGATTGATGCGAAATCTGTTTCAAAATCAACTGGGGCACTGATCACCCCATGAATGTCATCCTGTAAATCAAGTTGGGCCAATAGTCTATGATTCCATTTACCCAACTGTTCACTTTTCAGATTGTTTAAAAACTTACTCATCCTAACACCCTTGTTTATCAGCTATATTGAATAGGCGCCATTACCGGCAATTCCAATACCCAAGCTTCAATTGTAGGTTGGGTTCTAGACCCAGATTCCACCAATGCTAGTTGTTCATAGCAATAGTTCCATACCAATGATCGCCAAGCTCTTAAAGCTTTCCCATCTGTTTGGAATTTAGCAACTGCCGGTTCATCAGCATAAGTTACAGCAGTTTTGATATCATCATAACCATAAGATTTCGCAATCAAATCTAACTGGGTCTGTACAGCATCTACATATTGTGATTCTAGTTCTGCTTTAGCTTTAGCTGCTTTCATATCAGCCGTAACTAATTTGGTTACATCAATATTCATACCGGTAACTCCAATGGCCCATCAACTGGGTCGGTAAGATCAACTGGGAATTTAGCAGCATCGGTAGCGTCGATTGAATTTGGTAGCAATAGGGTTAGGGTTAGCTGACCATTAGTTCTACTAACATCCCCTACAACCCATTCAGATCCAACAGCTTCTGCTGGTAACGTCGATCCTTCCGTGATAAAAGAAAAATCGAAGTCTTCACCGTTGATATTGAGCATATCCCCGGTTTTAATAACGGTCAGGACATCATCCCGACGTTGCGGTGAAAATTTAATAATCATTACAAATCCTTTATTGAATACCCAAGTCACTGACTTGGGTATTTATTGTTTTAGAACCAGCGACCAATCGCGATTACTTCAACTGTAAACGACATAGAACCTACACTTGTAGGACTGATAATGTAATACGATGTTGATGCAGTTAATGAACTAGCACCCGGCAGGCCGATATATGCAGTTCCGGTAGTCGTACTTATGATACCAACGCTGGAATACGAAACAGATGCAAATGTAGCCGCATATGTTTGGGCACCCAGAAGAACGGATGTATACATAGAACCAGAACCTGATGTGACTGCGGTCGATCCTGTCGCGGTCTTAGTACAAATCATTGTACCATCAGCCCATTTGGTATATGTACCGTTACCATTTGTACCAGTTTCAATAATCGCACCAGTTGGAACACCGGAGGTCTGAGAACATGTACCAATCATTCCCAACGGCATGCCTGATGCCCGAGTGTAATCACTCATTGTCCAGTTACCACTACCGCGAGACACAAATATCGCAGTATCACCAGCTTGAGTAACAATGTTAGCTAAACCAATCAAACTGAATGAAGTAGCGTTATGAGTCAATGTTAATGATCCAGCAAACCCTACGGTACGTCTCGCACCCGCTGCAATTGTGTCAAACCCTGTGATAGTTGTAGTACCAGTGATGTTGACCGTGTTAGCAGCAGCAGCCCCAACAGCAACTGTAGAAGCACTTGCTAGAGTAACAAATGGGGCTTCGTTGAATGCACCAGACATTGTACCACCAGCTAATGCCAATTTAGCATTCAACGCGGTTTGTTGTGCGGTTGAAACTGGTTTGTTAGCATCGCTGGTGTTGGTTACCTGATCCAAACTCATAGCAGTTGCCAGCGCTGGTAGTGTAGTTACCCCAGTACCACCTTGTGCAACAGATAGAGCTGTTGTAAGACCTGTTAGCGAAGTAATGTCAGAGTTTGCACCTTTAGCCGCTTTTGTACCAATACTGGTTACGTTGGCGTTAATCTGACCTTGAACTTTTTCAATTGCCACCAGAATCGAATCTGTTGCAGAAACTGTTGAGTTTGCACCTACTGTAAATCCGGTTAACAATGCTGCGATAGCTCTAGAATCTTTGTAGTAAAGATTGGTCGAACCTTCTGCAATATTATCGCTGGTTTGTGCAACTGTTAATCCTGTACCACCTTGAGCGACAGATAGGGCAGTTGTTAATCCAGTTAAGCTGGTAATATCGGAGTTTGCACCCTTCGCAGCTTTTGTACCAATACTGGTTACGTTAGCGTTGATTTGAGCTTGAACTTTACCAATAGCCGCAAGAATCGAATCAGTAGCCGCAACAGTTGCGTTAGATCCTACTGCAAATCCTGTGAGTACGGCCGCAATAGCTCTTGAATCTTTGTAGTAAAGGTTAGTTGTACCTTCGCCGATATTGTTAGTTGTTTGTGCAACTGTTAATCCTGTACCACCTTGTGCAACAGATAGGGCAGTTGTAAGACCTGTCAGAGACGTAATGTCAGAGTTTGCACCATTAGCCGCTTTTGTACCAAGGTTGGTTGTAGGCGATGCCAAAGTCAACCGTGAACTACCAGTGGTAAATGTCAGCGATGTACCGTCATACTCGAACGCACCGTTCTCAGGTGTGGTCATGTTTGTACCAGCACGCAGTTTGATTGGAGCCGAACGTGGGTTGGTAGAACTACCCGCAATATCTATAATACCTTGCGAATTACCTGTAACACCACCAACACCAATACCACTATATTGAGGGTATGTTGTTACATAATCTGTGACAAACCACATGCTGTTGAGAGTGTTATATGTAAACTCAAGAACATCACCGTAGTTAAAGTTAAATGAAGTTACAGCTCCGATTGCATTTGTGTTGATATTACCAGTGGTATCAAATGCTACAGACCCTGAATATAGGTTGATCAACTTTCGTTTGGAGCCACTTACACCAGTACCAAGATTTGATACTGAAGCACTACCGTCAGATGCATTTAGAATCAGGGTGTTGGTAATTGCAGCACCCAAATCGATTTTACTTGATACAACCCCAATATTCTGCACCGAGGATTCATTGATTACACCGGTTGCAGTACCACCGGTCCATGGACTTGAAACTACAGCAGTACCATCAGCTTTACATACCGAAGTAACTTTCCAGTTACCACCACCCAATGATACAGTTTCAATTACCATTCCTGCGGAGAACACTAAGTTAGCAGAACCGGGAATAATCATTGAGGTTGCATTGTATACTAGAGTCTTAGCACCGGCACCACCTGCAATAATCAAGCGTCTGTATACACCAGCGTTTGCAGTACCGAATGATGTGATCGATAATGGACCAGCTACGTTGGTGATGTTAATTGTTTCAGAATCTGTAGATCCGATGTTAATTGTTGCGGCGACTGCCAAACTTGGATAACCAATAGACGACATTGTACCTAATTTAGCTTTCTCAACATCGGTATATGCATTGGTGTTGAGGTTAGATTCGTACAATGCTTTTACTTGAGATGCAGTGACCGGTGTAGGGGCACTTGCAGGAACCCAAACGTTATCATTGGTATCCCAAATATATTGCGATGCATTAGAACCTGTACCCGCATCTACATCTGCATAGTCACCGCCAATTGGTGATGATACACCAGATGTCAGTGCAGCTAGAGTTGTGTAATAACCTCTGTAGTGTTGGATCGAATACGCCAATGCAGCGGCAGCCGAGTTTGCAGCATCTGTCGCACTA